ATTGAGTCTTGTAGGTTTTCATCGCGAAACCACTGGTTCCAAATTTGGTTATAGGCGCGATGGAATAATGATGAGTGTACTACGTCCGGGATTCCCGGTGGGATCCCTAGATAGTCGTGTAATGATGATAGTGAATAGCCGGTCGTGGCTGTTGATGTCATCGTTGGTATTGTGAAGTCGATTGAGTCGCCCGGGTCGTCCTGGGCTCCTAAGAGTTTTTCCCAGTTATCGAATAGTATTCGTATTGGTACCGCGAACCAGAAATCGTCTAGGTATAAATTGTCCATTATTGGATGGATAGGGGTGGACATCCTAGCGAAGTATGTAGGATTGAGTTTCATGGTATCGCCGGGAAGTGCTATGTCGGCGTAGATTGGGTATATATAATCCGCGTCTATTGCGGTTTTGTGTCCGCTCGAGCGATCGAAAGAGGATCGCGATATGTTAGCCGACGGTATTTGTGCGAATGAGTGTTGCATTACTGATTTCATTTTACGAACTCCAGTGCTGTGCCGAGTGATTTTGGCGTGTTGAGTGAGGTTATTAATCCAGTCTCGTCGTTGAAGTCGCCGAGTGTGAATAGTGTATAGTCTTCCGGATGTTTTCCGATTTCAGAATCTGTTCTGTTTACCATATCGTCGAAGATTCGTATGGCTTGACCTTCCTGTGGGAGGAATATCGGGGTGTTATAGGTTACTGCTTTACTATCGTATATTGAGAAGATTTTATGAATCATTATAGTTCCCTGATTAGTTTAGAGGTTTGAGCCAGTTTGACTTGCTCTTTTTCGGATAGTCTGGCTCTTGTATTATCCGGAGCATATTTGTGCATGACTTCAATACGTCTTTGGCGGATCTTTTCCATCTCTTCTGGATGTGTTTTTTCGTAGTGATCGTCATAGTATCGTGGTGGCCGTGTTGGATGTCCGTTTATTATTACCTCATCCCAAGGATATATGTCAGGAAGAATTTTCGTAAGATGTTTTTTTCCGAGTCCGGGATTTCGGGATTGAGTTGAATACTCAGGTATAACTTCCACCACTTCCCCAGTGTGTAGGTGCGTTCGCTCGTAGTGGAGCAAGCCTGTTTTTTTATCGGGTATGTTTGCTTTTGGGCCATTGATTTTTTTTACGGTGTATCTGGCAACATAGGCTGCTGATTCGTAGGTGACATCTCCAGTTGTAGTGAAACCCATTCCCCAGATTGTGTCCAGTATATTAGAAGTATAAAGACTAATGTCGTCGTAAGTTTTGTAGGGTTTTTTATCAGGAAAGTCAATACCAAATAAGCAAGCGTGGTAATGTGGTCTTTTATGTTCTTCTCCGTATTCGCCTGCGTGTAGGTATTTGATTCCCGTAATTCCATAGTGATATTCGAAGTGCCTTCTTAGGCGTTTAACGAATTGTTGCCAGTGTGATTTGACTAGGGATAGATCCGGCGGTAGATGTTTTTCGTCGTAAGTGAGCGTTATAAATGAGTTGTGATCGTGTGAGCGCGCTTCGTGTATACAGCGGGTTGCCCACATTCTTGATCGATCCAGTTTGCATCCGATGCATTGTCCGCACGGTATGCGTAAGTATTCCGCTTTCGTCGGTATTGAGCTTCCAGATTTTAAAAATACAATCTTGGAGCGGTTTATACGTAGATCGCGATAAGCGTTTAGAGGTTTGTAGCATGGCATTTAGAGACGGTGTCCGCCTCTTTTAAGTGATGGTAAGTTGAACTTGTGTGTGGCCATTGCTGATCTGCCGAATGATTTTCCGGGTTTGCCTTTGAATGAGCGTTTTTTCATTTGATTTTCCTCGTTTTGTTGTGTGGGCCTAATACTCGATTTGAGTAGGCGTTTTTGTCATCGATGATTAATTTTAAAAGCTGGTTTGACAAGAGGTGGTCATTAGTAGATTTTATATGCGTCATAAAAACGTTTGATTTCAATATGTTAGCTGATTTTGTTAAAATAGAGTTTCTTTAAACAAGTGAGGTGATTTATGAATACTAAGGAATATATAGAATATGTCAACGAGTTATTAGAGGAGATAGAAAATGAGATTGGTAGCGCGGTTACTACTTTGGAGCATATTGATTGTAATATTTATGAGTCTCTGGTTCCTGAATTGGCTGCTGAACAGCTTTTAATTGAAGAAGGGAAATCTTATAAATTTGTAATCGTAAGGAATCCTAATGAAAGTGAATAGTGTTTATTTCGAGTTTTCTGATATTGATCCTAGTAAGGCTGGTGAGTTGAAGATTCTTATTTTAGGGTGGTTGATGAAAGAACGTGTAACAGTTATTACTGTCGAGACTGGCCTCGTTGATCGGCGGGAGGACGACAGCCAGATTGATTTGTTTTTTAATCATAAGCTATAAGTTTTTTTTATATTAGTTATAAGGGCTCTTTATGAGCCCTTTTTTAATTTTGCCGCCGCTCGCTACGCTCGCGGCGGATAAGGAGTCGCTACGCTCTTTTTGTTTGTCTTGGACTGCCTCTGTTTAGTTATTGTGTCAGTCCGCACAGTTAGATCAAGTGATTAACTGTGCTAACCCCCCTCTTTTATAAAAGAAACCCCCCTTAGAAAGGGGGGTTAAGCATGCATGCGCAGGGTTTTGTGTTTTGAGGCGTTGGCCTCTTGGGGTGTAACCCTATGTTGCCCGTTCCCTACGGTGCAACGATGGGTTCCACCCCTTCTTCAACCACATCTGGCGTACTCGGCGTCCCTGCCTCGTGAGCGGCCTGTTCGGCCGCTTGTGTTGATAGAGCTAGACCTAGTTCTTGTGCCTCCTGTAGGTTTGCAGGGTCTTGGACAAACTCCAAGAACGCCTCCGGCTTATTATGGAATTTGTTTCTGACGCTGCTTGGTAGGTCGGCGAACATTGAGTCTGCTCTTTTCACTACATTCAATGCTTCATGTAGTGTTTGTGGTGTTGATTCGCCATATTGTGGTTGATGATTTTTTACGTGGTCTATTGACCCTGTTTTTTGAAATTTTCGCATGATGCTATTTAGATCGGCATCGTCTTTAAATTCCTGCTTTGCAGGTTTGATGCCGGTGGGTGATTTCACGGCCTCGGAGGCCGTGAAGTAGTTTTTGATTTGTCGCTTTACTGTTGCCATTTTGATTTCCTTACATGTCTAATGATGGGCGGAGGAACTCTAGCATCGGATATTCATCGATGATAGCGTTCAATCCTTCGAGGATTGAGTTTAGCTTTATTTCGTCTACAGTTCCTTTTCGTTGGGCTGTTTTTAATGCCTCTATTGCTGTTTCGATCATAACTGCTTGATGATCGGATTGTAGATTTACGAGGCTTGTTTGCATAGATTTTAGATATGTGTCTGCTGATATATTCGGCAGTTGTCTGTTTAGATTTTCAATCTCCTGATTGATTTTGTTTAAATTGCCCTCGGTTTGCATTGCTTGGAATCCGGTTGTTGCGCCTGACATTGCGCCTTGTGATACGGATTCGAGGTTTGCCATTGCGCCTGCGGGTGAACTGGCGTCATATTTAGCTGCCAGTATTGGATTTATTCCCGCTGCGCGCATATCCGCCATCCTCCTCTGGATGGCGGTGTTTGACATGCGCTCTTGAAAGCGCATTTGTTTTTTAGATAGGCCCTCTCGGGCCTTATTTGTTGATCTAGCAGAGAAGGCTCCGACTGCTGCGGAGCCAAATGTTGCTGCTGATAGCGGATCGATGGGCATTTTAGAACCTCGCTAGTCCGGGTTCGCCGTATAATGACATTGGGCGAACGTGGTTGAGTGAGAAATACGAGTCCAGTATGAAATCTGGCTCTGATGATACGGCCTCGACTCGTGCCATCGGTGTGTTAGATGGAATGAAAGTTGAGTCTAGTGCAGGTGACGAAAGATCTTCGGATAAATGCCATGGGTCTAATGTTCCCGCTGCTGCTGACCGGAAAATTCCGGATATGCGGGATGGCATGAAACGCCATTCGGCGTATCGTTCTTGGTAGCCGAAGACGTCATCGTTAGTTCCGCCTGCTGGATTAGTTAGTTCGATTTCTTGTTGTAATACGGCTTGTTCGCCTATGTTTTGGAATTCGGGCCAAAAGAAATCGTAGCGAGTTGAGAGTGAGAAGAATTTATGTAGACCTTGTTGATATGTTAGGTCTGCTCGGACATTTACCAGTCCGAGGATTATGCAATGTTCTGTGAATGATTTTGTGAAGCCTCCTCCGGAGCCTGCGACTACGCCCATTGCTGCGAGTGTGCCTTGTGGTGTTGTGTTTGTTTCAGATTGCTGGGGTATTGTAGTTATCCCTACTGGTTGTGTAGATCCACCCAGATATTCCGGGATTTGCAATCTGGCGTCGAGTGATCTTACGCCGAAGTGAGATAAGATTATCTCGTTTATTCTTGTTCCTCCACGTGCGTCTCTTTCTAAGAATTGCTGTGTAGTGACGGCCAGCCGGATTGCGTTTATTGTTGCTGCTGTTGCGTTTGATAAATCTGCATACATTGGGAATGTCGAAGTTGTTGAATCTAATTGCAGGTTTGATGTTCCTGCATTTAAATGTACTAATGCTGCAGAGCTATTTATCACGCCGACTTCGTTTCCTGCTGTTCCGTCTACTGTAACCGGTGCCGATGTTCCCAACGGCATTGATACTGCAGTATCGCCTTTCTGTGGCCATGGGAGGCACGATGTAAAATAGTCGTGCCTTTTACCGCGTTTTTGTAATACGTAGTTTGATGGCGTATCTGGGCCGGCACCGGTGTCCTTTGTTATTGAGTCTTGTAGGTTTTCATCGCGAAACCACTGGTTCCAAATTTGGTTATAGGCGCGATGGAATAATGATGAGTGTACTACGTCCGGGATTCCCGGT